TGACCGAGGCCCTGGGCTTGCTGCTGGCCAATGCCAAACTGTTGCGTGGCCAACTGGCCAATGCCCTGGCCCAAGCCTTGGAACTGCTGTGCTTGCTGACCGTAGATGCCAGCTGCCGTTTGAGCGGCCTGGTTGCGGGCCTGGCCCTGCTGCATCATCAAGTTGGCGATGTTCTGGTTGATTGCTGCCTCTTGGCCAGCCAACGCGCCACCTTGAGACGCCAAGTTGCCATACTGCTGCGCAGCTTGCATGTATTGACCTGCTGCACCTTGGCCAAGCTGTGCCTGTTGCACGCCAAGTTGACCCAGGCCTTGGCCAGCACCGACTTGCTGCTGTGCCAAGTTGCCGTAAAGACCTGCCGCTGCCTGGCCCAATTGAGCCTGCTGCGCGGCCTGCGATCCGACCTGTTGACCGATGTTGGCCAACTGGCCTGCTGCGGATTGTCCGAGCTGTGCACGCTGTGCTTCCAAAGCGCCAGCCTGTGAGCCTGCCTGGACGCCCAAGCCTGCTTGTTGTGCTGCCAATTGAGCGGCTTGTTGCTGCAAACCAGCCTGCTGCGCTGCCACTTGAGCTTGCTGTGAACCGAGTTGGCCAATGCCTTGACCAGCCTGCATCTGACGAGCCTGCTGCTGTTCAAACGCCGACATGGCCTGAGCCTGGGCTTGGCTGTAGCCTTGAGACAAGAGGTTGGCAATCGTGGCCGACTTCTGGTCCATCAAGTTGCGCTGCATCTCTGCACGCTGCACGCCTTCACGCTCACCACCAAACGCGCCAGACTTCACCGCCTGAGCTGCCAGGCCTTGGCCAGCAATCGCGCTCTGACGGTTCATCTGCTTCATCGTCTCGTCGATGACTTGCTGCTTGTAGGGGTCCATGAACGCCTGGGCAGCAGAAGGGTCATACCCGCCCGCTGCACCTGCGATGGTTCCAATACCTGCTTGAAGCGCGCCCTGGGCCATGCCAAAACCTGGCTGACGAGCCGCTTGTGCTGCCATGCCAACAGCTTGCTGACCTTGGCCAAGGCCTTGCTGCATCATCTGCTGTGCTTGGCCAAACTGGGGCTGCGCACCTTGGAGCTGACCAGCAGCTTGCGCCATCAGGGCTTGAGAGCCACTGAAGTCTGCACCGCCAGAGCCAAGGGCCATCTGCTGTGCTTGAGTCAGGCCGCCAATACCTTGAGAGATTGCGGCCGTTGCAGGGCGCAGATCAGCTTGGCTTGACATGGCTGCCATGTTCTGGCCCGTGGCCAGCGCTCCGAGGCCCGTGCCTAAGTCTTGACGCGCCGCGCCAAACTGGCCAGTGGTGTCGGATGCTGCTGCGCGCTGCGCGGCTAGGTCAAGGTAGCCCAAGCCTTGGTTGATTTGACCAATGCCCGAGGTGATGTTGGCCGTGGCCCCACCTGCTTGGCCCATGGCCGCTTGAGCATCTCTAAACTGGTTGCGGGTGTCAGCACCGCGCAAGATGTCAGCTGCCTCACCGGTGGTGCTGTAAGCCCCGCCCAGTGCCTGGTTGGCAGCGGTCATGTAGGGTGTAAATGCCCCAACGCCCTGTCTTTCAGCTGCAGTGATGGCAGCAGTTTGTGCAGGGGAGAATCCGGCTACGTTGTAGCCAGGAAGCTGTTGTGCAAGCGTCTGGCCACCGCCCTGGTTGAAGGCCAGTTTCTGGGCTTCTTGCAGTAGCTTGAGCTTATACGCTTCAATCTCCGGGGCTTCCCGGACTATCTGTTGGGTGACTGTTTCGTCTGCCATTTATTTCCCCTTAACGGCTCCGCCTTCGAGCTTTTTCATCAGTTTGTACATGCGGGCAGCGCCCTTGCGACGACTGCCGCCTCCGGCGTTGCGCACAGCCTTGGCCGTGAACACAAACTCGCCGTCCGACAGCATCGCTGGGATGTCATCCGAAGTTCCTGTGCCAGGACCGTTGATCGGACCTGTGCGGCGTGGGAACTGTGTCATTGTGGCGTCACCACCCTTGGCCATGCGACGGGGTTGACCGTCTGGACCGTAGACAAGAGGCACACCATACAGGCCCGCCACGTTGTAAGGCTGGGCCACGCCACCAGGACTCATTGTCACGCCCGTGGGAATGACAGAGCCTGGCTGGCCAATTGGGATCGAGCCATACGACGGTGTCGGCACGATCGGGCTGTCAGGTGTCGTGGGCTTGGTGTAGCTGCTCAAGCCGCCGCTGAACAATGCGGGGTTGTCGCGCATGTAGTCGGAGCCTGTGTAGTTGCGGTTGAACGCAGGGTTCTGGTTGGCAGGCTCGCCTTGCATGCCGCCAGTGGCCGCTATAGCAGCAGTGCCTGCCAGTGCCAAGGGGCCGTATTTTTGGATGATGCCAGCGTCTGCGGGCAGGCCAGCGCGGCTTGGCGACAGGTTTGTGTTGTAGATGTCCTTGGCCACGTTCAAAGGCTCTTGGACAAACTGACGTGCAGTGTCCATTGGCCCAGTCATGCCCAAAGCACTGCGCTCGATTTGAATATTGGTTGGCGAAGTGCCAGGCAAGGATGGAGAGACCGTCTTGGGGTCGATGCCGATCTGTTTGTAAAACTCGTCCTGATAACCGGCTGGCATGCTGCCACCAGGGGCACCCTGGGAAGTTGAGGCCAACAAGTCTTGTGCAGTGCCTGTAGTGCCAACGGAACCCGTTGAGCCCACTTGCCCAGGAGCTGGAGTGCCCTGAGTAGGAGCAGTAGTAGGTGCGGTTTCGCCACCCGGTTGAGGAGTGGGCTCGCCCATCACAGAGGTGTTGTTCTTGAGGCCTTGGAGCGCTGCTGCTGATGCACCAGACATCATGCCCATTCGCAATGCGTCTTGAGTGCTCATGCCGCCCAGCTTGCCGATACCAGCGCCGATCACGCCTGTTGCAAGGCCTGTGTTCAACGCACTGCCAGCCGCGCCGGGCAGGTAACCGCCAACAGCAGACACAGGGCTTGCGCCCATGATCGTGCCGCCGCCGCCAATGTAGCCCATCGCACCAGAGATCAAGGCCTCCTTGATTGATCCGCCGGCCATAAGTGTCGTTCCTGCGCCCGCGAGACCTGCTGCAGTGCCCATTGAAAGACCCACGCCTGCTGGTCCGAGGACAGCGGCCAAAGCAATGGTGCCCAAGATACGCCCAACAGGGCTCTTGAGCACGTCTTTGACGACGTTCACAACACCTTTGACGACGCCCTTGACTGCACCAACGACCTTGCCAATGACGCCGCCTTTGAACTCAGGCAAGCCAGTGGCGGGATTGATCGTGCCAGAGCCGCCACGACGCTTGAGCATCTCGGCTTCTTCAGGAGTGATGTGTGCCAGGATACTGTCACCGCCACGGCCTTTGGCCGCGAGGTATTGACCGACATCTGCCAAACCGCCAGAGGCCATGCCCATAGGCTGCAGGCCTTCAACGATCGGGCCCATGTCCATGGGTTCTTGAGCGCCAGCGCCCTGCATCTGGCGCATCTCTTGCAGCACCGCGAGCATTGAGCCAATGAACTCAGGATCGTATTCTTCAGGCATGTCCCCTTCATCAAGGGCACCGCCTTCAATCATTTTTTGGAGCAGGTTCTTGTAGTCACCAGGATGCTGGCTGACGTATTCAAAAACTTGGATAAGCACATCCAGCTGCTCAGGGGTGAGCTGAAGGTCACCGATGTTTTGGCGAATGGCTTCTTTTAACGCAGCGTCTTCGCCTGGATTGACCATGCCAAGGGCGGTCATCGCGGCGTCATACGAGTCAGCGCTCGTGACGGTCGGTTGTTCCTGTTGGGCTTGTTCGCCCTGCATGCCCATGCCCTGAGGCAGAGCCATGATTCCTTCATTCGCCATGGTAGTCCTTTCCAGTTTTTGCCAAGAGCCTCATGGTGGGCTGCGCGCCGGGAAAGGACGCGTTAATGGCTAAGATTATCCAACAAAATATCAAGTTTTGTCCACTCATTACGACCTGTCCATTTCCAAATAGGACAGATAAAAGTCCACGTCCGATACGCTGGCCGTCACTTTGAGCACGTCACCGGCCTGCATCACGCAGGGGACACCCGAAAAGACGTCCATTGTCTGGTTCGTGGGCAGTGCATAGGTCTTCAAGAGGCGGTACGGCGTAGCGCCGCCCAGCGGGTAGACCGTCACGGTGAGCGCGCAAGTGCTGGCATTCTCGTTGGTCACGCGCAGCGACGACAAGACGGTGTTGTTTGCATCAGGGGCCGTGTAGATTGCAGTCTCAGTGGCGGCCGATGGTGTGAGGTATTTGCGCAGGTATTTGTTTGCCATGATCAGTTCGCCGATACAAAGTTGATGGTCAGGATCACCGATGGGATGGCAGGGCGCGTGGGGCTCGTGCCAGCAGCGTAGTTCTCCAAGAAGACGTCAATGTTGTCCGACCACCAGGCAATTTCTAGGTAGTCGTTGAACGGGTCTTCCACCGTGAAGATGCCAGTGATGGCCGGCACCACATGCGACCATACGCCCGAGCTCTTGCGCGCAGGCACGTCAAAGCGTGTGTTGCTCAAGGGGTAATTGACGCCCGTGTCCTTGGCCCATACTTCAAACTCGGCAACAGTGTTGCTGCGGTTGGTCACCTGCAACGTGAACGTCACCAGGTACTGACCTGCGCAAGGAACCTTGATCCGTGAGCCGCTCTCCACGGTGATGCCATTGGAGAACGCGGGAGCAAACGTGAGCAAATTCTCACCGGTGATACTGGCATTTACCTGGTCCTGGTCCGAGATCATCATTGCATTGGGCAAGATAATGCCATTGCTGTTTTGAAATCCACGGATACCACCAGCAAACCCGCCTCCCGCTCCGCTGCCCATGGCCATCCACGTTGCAGCACCAGCAGTGTTTTCACTGGTAACAGGGGTGTAGGTGTTGTTCAGCTGAAAAACAATCTGCTCGAGCGAGCGCACAAGCTGGTTGAACTGTGCGGGGTCGTACCCGCCAGTACTCGCGTTGGGCAGGCGGACGTTGTTGATCTTGCTCATCGCATGCCGTCCGGCTGGATGTCAACGCGCATCGTGCCAAAGCGCCAGAAGCTGCCCAGCTCGTCACTTTCAATACGCAGTTGAATTTGACGGCCGCGCGCACGCGTGCTGACAAACTGCGTTGTTGGCGTGATTGGATAAGGGTCCAAGGAGCTTGGTACTGCAGTGGCCTGTGGGTAAGGACGCAAGCGAAGAGCCACAACAATGTTTCCTTCTTGACGCTTAAAGTCAGGAATGAACTTCTGCATCAGCATCATCTGATCGCCGTCACCGATGTCAAAGTAGCCCGAGTACACATAGGCATCAATCGCCTCTCCGTTGCCATCCACGCCGTCTTCCTGGTTGTACAAGTGGCTGCGGCCCGGTGTCAGGCCATAGATTGTGGAGATGGTTGCTTCGGTGTCCAGCGGATCGTATTTCGATGCCAGAGGCTTTTCAAATGTGCCAATGTCGGTCCACGCTGTGCGGGCCATAGAACCAACTGACCAGACGTTTTCCATGTAGTTGTAGGTCACAAAGCGGTTGACATAGTCACTGCTCAGAGACGGATAGAACCACGTCACCTCATTGAACTGAGTGTTGATGCCCACGTTCACAGAAGTGGCCTGTGCAATGTTCAAGTCTTCAAAAACAAAGTCCTGCACCGTGCAAGGAATCTTCTTGACCGTACCGTCAAACACGAAGAACGCGTCCTTACTCATCCAGTACGCCACGCCGTTCACGTCAGCAGACGCGTGGGGGCTGATGATGCCGCAGTTGGCACCGAGCTGCTGAAAGCCAAAGGTGTAGGGTGGTCCAAGGTATTGTTGGCCATGAATTGACGTGTCTGTCCAGATCAGAATCTGACCACGTGAGCGCAGCGCCGAGATAATCTCGTTGCCGTCCGTGAGCCGTTGTCCGCCGGCCGTGTTGGTCGCAGTGGCCACAAAGTCGTTGATGTCCTCTTGCGAAGAAAAGCGCACGTACATCGGGTCCTGGGTCGTTGGGTCGCCAAGCGTGGACTCCGTGCCAAAGCACACCAGGTGCCTGTCAGGGGTAGAGACCAGGGCAAACTTGGACTTGGTGGGCGCACCTGCAATGGCCGTGGCCCGCGTTCCAATGCCCGAGCTGGGATTCCACTCGTAGATGCCGCCGTCAACCAGCTGCAAGATGAGGACCTGACCGTAGTTGTCAAACTGCCAGACCCTGGCAAGCAAAGACAAGGAGGCTGAAGCAGGACGGGGCGTCCCCCAGGTGCTCAAGCCCCACGTGCCTGTGCCCCAGCCAAAGTCCACGAAGCTGATGTCGCCACCGACGTTGATCTGGTAGGTCGCTGTTGCCGCGCCGGCCGCTGTTGCCGTGGAGGTCGCTTGGGTCGGGGAGACGATAGTGTAGTTATCAGGTCCAAGAACCGCTTGAATTTCAAACTCATTTGTAAGGTCAGCATTGGGGATACCTCCTGGGTTGCCAGTGACGCTGCTGAACGTGACAAAGTCTCCCTCAGTTGCGCCATGCGCTGTGTCGTTGACAGTCACAGTGGTGCTGCCGTTGGTGGTGCTGAAGGTACACGAACCGGTGGCCCGAATGGGAGTGATGTCGGCCCACGCACCGCCATAAAACACATAGACCTTGCGGTTTGTTCCGAGAGCCGCGTAGGGCGAGCCATCCAGCGCGTTCCAGGTGAAGATGTCACTGGCAGAGCCAACAAAGTTCACCTGTGTGTTGCCAAACTGCGTCCATCCACCCATCTTCTCTGGCAGGCCATAGCGAAAGCGCACGTAGTCGCTGTCCACCCAGCCGCCTTCAGCGCCGTACTCGGTGTTTTGTTTGTCAACACCTGGTTTGAGAAAGAGTCGAAGAAGTGCCATGAGTACGCCTTATTTGATCGGTCCGCCGATGAGCCACGCATCGCAGGTTCGATCTCCAGCACACTTGAAATGGAACAGCTCGCAGTAGCCTAAATTGGCAGCATTGATGACATCGTCAGCATAACTCTTGTGCTCGCCCATGTCTTCTTTTTCAATGCCTTGTGCGATGGCTTTTAGCATTTCTGGTGTCTGAATGAACGCGCCACAGTTACCGCACAAGGCCTTCTTGGCCTCGGGTATTGTGGTTTCCCACATGTCGGCTTTCTTTTGCCAAAACACAGTGGACGCAGCGCCAGGATTCAAGGGGCCGTAGCCGTACTCTTTGATGGCGTTGTTGCGGTTCTTGAGGTTGACGTGGATGTCCATGACTGCCTCAGGCGCACCTTGTCCACCACGGGCATAAGCCTCTTTGATGCCTCTGGCAATTGCGTCCTTTTTTACTGTGGCCATATCAACCTTTTGCAGCGCGCATGTTGTCAACCAAATTTGGGTATGGACGACCTGCTTTCTTGGCTGCGCGCTTGGCGGCAGTTTTCTTTGCAGGCGTCAAAGCCTTGGGTTTTCCAAGGCTCTTGGGGCGTTTTTTGTCCCATACGGGGGTATTTTTCATGTTACACGTCTCCATTCAGGCTTGCCATCACCTCGGCTGAAGTGCGGCGTGTCGACCAATTTGAGGCCATTTCCGCCCCAGGAATTGAGCGGATGCAGCGATTCCCAGTATGCGCCAAGTGGGGCCAAAACCTTCTTGTCGTAGACCAGTTTTCCGTCAACAAAAAAGTTGAAGTCCACGGCCAGGCGCTTCAAGTGAAGCGAGTTCATTGTCTGACTGCGGCCAGTTTTGACGTAAAGGGCCTGCTGTTCAGGGGTTCGGTACAGCTCTCCTGCTGTGACCATAAAACCCTGGGAAGTGGCGTATTTCACCAGCTTGCCCATGTCCAGCAAAAATGCAGCTTGTTCTTGGCTCAGGCTCATTTGCTGCCCCCATTTGTAAGCTGTTTGATAGTTTCGTCCTTCTCCTTTGAGCCACGCGTGGTGCCAAACTCAAAGGAGTAAATGTTGTCCAGGTAGCCCAGGAAACGGCCCAGGACCAGGGTGAAGATGCCTTTGACGTACTCGTTGATGTTCTGGTCTTTCCAGACAATCCAGACCAGCAATCCGACCATGCACACAGCCAAGAAGAACATGACGTTGGCACGGTTGTTGGTCATGCCGCGCTTGATGAACTCTACATCGCGCCCGCGTGCAGAATCACGGTCCTTGACCTCTTCCTTGAAGGCTTCTAGGTCGAGCTTATTGTCTTCAATGCGAAGGCGTAACAGCTCTTCCTCGTGATCCATTTCGTACTGGCGAAGCGTCAACAGGTCCTTGTCGGACATGTTTGGCTCAATCTTGACGCCAGTCTTCTCCTCGACCCATTCTTTGCCCTTGGCCATCACGGCATTGCCGATCAGGCTCAGGCCCTGGGACAGGAGGGGTGCAATCAGTGCGGGTATCATGCTCCACCTCTTTTGACCAACATGGTCGCTGCAATTTCCATCATAGAGACAATATGCTCCAAGTTATCTGGCGGTGATCCCCACCCTGCGGTAATCTGGCCAATAAATCGGCTGCGGTCTGGTGGTACTGCCACGCGGCACGTGTAGCTTGCACCTTGTGCGATGTACCAAATGCCGAGCTCACTTTGGGGACGTAAGTAGTTCCCACAAGTGATTTCGCCGGCCATGAGTTTTACCACGTCGCTGTTGTTGGCGTGGTTGCTTGTGAAGAGGCCAACATCCAGGCCCTCCATCTCTTTGGTGCGGCCATCCTTGGTGTACAGGCGGTGCAGCACGCGGGTGCCCAGGATTGGGTTTACCTTGAAGACAGCTACGAACTTGGCTTCAGTGTGCTTGAAAAGCACTGATGCTGCGTCATCCACTCGTTCTTCGTGGATCGCGGGCATCCTTTTTTGTTCTTGGTAGGCAGAGATCAGGAAGGCCTGATTCTGCCAAAACAGGTACCCTACAAAAGCGACAACAGCCATGACGATGATGGCAATCAGTTTGAAAGGCGAGTCTACGTAAGACAGCACCCTGTCAAGCACGCCAATGGCTTTATCGTCGCTCATGCTGGGCCCTTACATAGTCGCTCCCGATGCAGCAGGGACCGTCGTGATCTGGATCGCCACTGACTGTTTCAAGTTCAGTGGCTGCCCGCAATCGGCGCAGGTGTCTGCGTCGATTTCGGACTGATCCAGGTCGTAGCCGCACGCACCGCAGAGAACTTCTACGGCGTGTGCGGGCTCGATGCCGCCGTCAGGCAGCGTCCGTGACGGGCTTTGCAGCTTCATCGGGAACCTTGATTTGCGGTGTCACTTGATCGTGAATGGCATTGACAATCTGGAATACCTCTTGGAAGGGCTTGGTGCCCAGGTATTGCAGGATGCCATTCATCAAGGACAGGGAAACTTCAACTTTTTGGTCGTTCATTTTTAACTCCAAAGCGCCGCTGAAAAAGGGGCAGCAGCGATTACCCCATAACGATTATGCCGCAGGTGTGGCCCAAGGCAAAGGTGGCTGAATGATCGGCGGGTTGATCTGGTTGTCAATTGCTCCTTGCACAGCGGCCTCAGTTTCAGATTTATTTACGCCATTTGACCAGCACCAATCCAAGACTTGGTCCTGAGTCAGTTGATCGTAAGGAGTGAATGTGCCTGAAGGCATTGGGAATGAGCAAGTTCCATACACGGTGGCCGCGTAAGCGTCTGTGTTTTCCGTGGTTGAGCCGTTACAGCGCCAACCAGCGGTGATGACCGTCTCAGGTGGAGTTGCGGTCGTAGGAGTAGTCTGCATCCACTCGATGATCCAAGTAAAAGTCGTCATGGTTTTTCCTTTCGGGGGTTAAGCAATATTTGCCGCCGCAAGACGCTGGCGGAGTGATTGAATTTCAGCGACCAAGTTGGCAATGACCTCTGGAGTAGACGCTTGCATGCCTTGGTATTTTGGGTTACCGTTTTCATCAACAGCATCCTTTGCGCCAGTAACAGATGCTGGGGATACTTCAGCAAACTCATGCGCAATAAAGCCAGCGCCCTTTGAGCCGTCTGTCGTCCAAGTCCAAGTTTTTGGCTGGAGGGCGTCAATAAACGCACCAGAACCTGTTAAAGGCTGTGGGTTGTTTTTCAGACGGTAGTCGGAGGTGGTGTTGTACACAACAGCCGTTGTGCCGCTTTGAGCAATATCACCAATCTGTGCGCCGTTGTAGGCCGACACAAAGAACGAAGCGCCATTTGTAGAACCAGTGACATGGTTTACACCAACGTATGTGTTGGTTAATGACTGGCTAAATCCAACCAAAAAATTACCGTTTTGGTCAAAAGTACCAACGTGCCCAGTGGTAGACGGCGTATACGAGAAGCCTGTGTAAAAACGAATCTCAGTACCAGTCTGCACACCGCCGCCACGAGGCACTCGGTAGTATTGAATGCCAACACCTCCTTGACCGTTGTTGTCGTTGGCTCTTGACATCCAATAGCCAAGCAGTTGAGTTACTTGACCACCTGCAACGTAACTTCCAGTGCTGACGTATAGGCCGTTAACAGTGGCCGCGCCAAGACCTGATGTTGCCCCCACATAGTAGTTGCCGCCTGAATCGTAACGAGCGCATTCGGAGCCGCCTGTCGATAACGCCATCGTCGAAGTTGTTACGCCCCCGCTAATCTGCCAGTGGGTTGTTCCACCTGTGGTTGTAGAGCGAATGAAATTGTACCCTGCACCATTATTATCATTGGCCGCCAATACGATGCCAGACGCCGTGTTGTTGCCTTTTTGCTGGATTTGTAGAATGTTGTCTACTGAATTGCTGGTAAAAGAAACATGCAAAGAACTTGAAGGAGATGATTCCCCAATTCCAACATAGCCACCATTTGGGTTTATAGAAATAGGATACGCCGGCCCAGCAACTCCGGGATAAGCGGCTTGAATCCAAGTACCTGACGAATAAGTTCCAATACCAATTCGTCTATTACTTCCTGAGTCTTTAACAAGAATTGCGGCTTCTGCCACATCGGAAGAAGAAGGCAAACCAGCCGCCGCATTAACTTGCAGATTGTTAGAAGGCTGGTCTGTTGCAATACCTACCTTATTGCTTGCGGCTACATAAATACCAGCATTGTTGTATGCCGCCCCAATAGATATATATTGAATTGATCCACCGGCGGTATATGCAAACATACCGCCTAACGATGAAGTGTAGGAGGTTGTGTTGTAAAAGTTGTAGCCAATAGCATAGGTTGAACCGTCACCAGCAATAGCAACTTCACCAGCGCCAAGACCTCGCAACCTGACGCCACGCGACCCAGTGCCGGTAACCGATATAGTGCCACCAGCAAAAGTTGCAACCGAAGTTGATTTGTTGATGGACAACTCCATCGTTCCGTTTGAGTTGTAAATCTCAAACGCAGAAGTTTCAGATGCCGCACCAGCGCCAATGAGCCACTGCTCAACTCCAGAGTTTTGAAATACGATTCGCTGTGCTTTATTGACGACGCCATTCAAATTTAGCGCTACGTTTGTTGCGGCGGCGGCATTGCCTATTGTGATGTTGCCTGAAGAAGTGGTTGTTCCAGTGACTGCAACGCCAGAAGAGTTGACTGAGGCCACTCCACCCATTAAAGACAGGGTTCCAGTTCCGGGGCCAGTATTTACGTTGGCTATCCCAAGCGCCTCCGAGTACGCCGCACCTGTGAAATAGGAAATTGTCAGCCGTTTAAGCAATCCCGCGCCATTAGGGGATAGATTTAATCCCTCGTTAACTCCATAAAGCCAACCACCTGCAACAAGAGAACCACTTGCAGCAACGCTTTGCAAAGTCCAAGTATTTGTGTCCCTTCCGTTTACTGAGCTTCCAACAAACAAAGCCTTAGCAATGCCCACACCACCGTCCGTTTGGATCGAGCCAGTGGTCGTGCTGGTGGAATCAGTCGTGCTGTCCACGGTCAATGCGCCGGTCAGCGTCTGAGCGCCACCAATGGTCGCGTTGCCGGCCAGGAACAAGTTGCGTGGACGTGTCGCACCAGACGCACCGATGTCGTAGGTGTTGTCGGTGAAGATGAGGTTGCTGGTGATCGTGGCGTTGATCGTCAGCGTATCTGCAGCGCTGTCGCCCACGGTCACATTGCCGTTCAAGTTCACACCACCAGTCAGTGTCAGCGTGCCGCCAACAGACAAGTTGCCGCCGATGGTGGCAGCGCCAGCCAGGAACAAGTTGCGTGGGCGCGTGGCACCAGATGCGCCGATGTCAAAGCTATTGTCGGTGAACAGCAGGCTGCTGTTGATCGTGCCAGGGAAGGTGATCAAGTCGCCAGAGGCATTGCCCAGGGCAACAGCGCCGTCCAGTGTCGTTGCACCAGAGGCGTTGAGCGTGGTGAATGCGCCGGCCGCTGCAGAAGAACCGCCAATGGCCGTACCGTCGATCGTGCCGCCGTTGATGTCGACAAAGTCAAACATCTGGATGACGTCAGTGCCGTTCACATACAAGTGAGCCTTGCGGCCGTTCGGGACAGTGATGCCAGTGCCAGCAGAGGTCTTGACCGTGATGCTTTGGCCACCGGTCGTGTTGTTCTGAACGATGTACTGCTTCTGGATGGTAGGAACCACCAGCTCGCGGGTGGCTGTCAAGCCACCAAAAGTGGACGTTACATTCAGAACCAGGGCACGCGCAGCTTGGGCCGCGTTGCTGTTGGTGATACTGATGGTCAGGTTGGCATCAGAGACATAGTCAGGGTTGCCATAACCAATCACCGCCTGCTCAAGCGCCGTGCCCAAGTTGGTGTTCGTGATGTCGCCCCAAGTGCCCGAGTTTTCACCCGTGGTCATCAACTCAATCTTGAGGTTACTGGAGTAGGTGCTTCCTGCCATGTTATTTCCTTTACGTTAGGACCTGAGTCCAAGTCACTGTGTTTCCGTCATTGACAACGACCCAATTACCTGACTGTGAATCATCCACATTTTGCCAGTTAGGCGTCTGATTGTCATCTATTACACTCCATACGAGCACGGTTCCTACCTGTCCCTGGGCAGAAACACCAGTGACAAATACGTCCGCATTGGCAGCTGTCGTAACACTGCCAACCGATGCCGTGGCCTGCAGCCCTGTAACGGGCACATTTCCACTTGCGTCAATTGCCACCGAACCAATGGCCATCGTGCCGGCAACGCCGACTGGGTAGACGTTGGCATCTGCCTGGTGATCGACTGATCCGACCTCGCCTACCGCCTGCACGCCCGTGACGGGCACATCGGCGTTGGCGGCTACCGTGACATCGCCCAGAGCCATCGTGCCCTGCACGCCCGTCAGCAGCACGTTGGCGGTGCCAATGATGGTGACATCGCCAACCTGGCCGGTGGCAGACACGCCCGTAACGCTGACATCAGCATTGGCGGTGACGGTGATCTGGCCAAGGTACGCTGTTGCGCCTACCCCAGAAAGTAAAACGACCGCGTCAGCGGTCACTTCCACAGAGCCTACGGCTCCAGTGGCTTTGATGTCGAGAACGCCCTCTCCCCAGGGCTGTTGGCCCCAGCCTACGCCGGACGCATTCCAGCCTTGGAAGGCAACAACGACATCAGCCACATGCTCTCCTCATCAAGCAATGCGGATGATGGCGCTGGTGGCGTCGGCCGTTGGGAAGATGATGGTGAAGGTGCCACTGGTGGACGTCTTTGCACCACCAAAGTCCAAAATACAGACAGATGGGTCGCCCGCAGCCGTGTTGTTGTAGATCATCGCGCCGTAGGCAGTGATGGTCGCGCTTGTGAACGACAAGTCAGCGAAGTCCGTGAACGCAGTGGTTCCAGTGGACGTGGGCGTGACGTTGGTCAGCGCGCCACCGCCAGCAGAGTACGAACCGGACGCTGACACCTCGTTGGAGGCCGTGTATGCGGTCGTTGCTGCAGTAAACGAAGCACTGTTGTCGTACAAAGCCAGCTTGAACTCGTTGCCAGAGCCGGTTGTGAAGTTGTGTACACCTTTCATCAGCTCCACTTTGAAGCTGGTGCACATGTAATTGCCTGAAAATGCCATTTTTAATCTCCTAACAAATGAACCAAGTCGGGGTGACCTGCCTCGCGCAGGCGCAAGGCAATAGTTGCTCGGTCCTGTTCAACCGCTTCTCTCAAATAAAACGCCACGACTTGCTTGACGCTATCCTTGAAAGCTCTTGCCTGGGCCTGCACCGCCGGATGCGACTGATCACCCACATAGATGATCTTGTCGGCAGCGCGAGCGGCCAGCTCTTCTGGCGTCCAGCCACGCTTTTGCGTGGTCTCGACAAAGACGCTGCCTACGTGTACGGGGGCGGGTGCTGTGATCATGGTCCAGGTGAATCCGATTTAAGTGGAATGCGAAGCATGCCATCACGATATTCGTCACGGCGGCGACGGCCTTGTTGCTCTGCGCCCAGACCTTGAATGGCCTCTTTGTAAGCCCCACGAAAGTACTGCATCATCTCAGCAGGGCCCTTCGTGTAGCTGTAGGCCTGAATCAGGCACGCGTACAACAACGCCTCAGGCGCATTATTGCTGATCCACGTGGTTGGATTGGTCGACGACAGCTGTGTGGGACGATAAATGTAGCCCAGCTCCACGCTGTAGTTCTGACTTGGCGTGGGAGCAATGTAAAACGTGTTCTGGTCCCACACGGAATAGTACTTGGGCGTGCCTTGCGTGCTGCCGTTGGCCCAATACTCTTTCATAAAGGACGTGTCCCTGAAATCCAGGAACAACTGATCGCCACTGGCAGGCGTCAGGATCATGTAACGGTGCGTCAAGAGGTCAGCAGGCGCGGCCAGGAACTTGTTGCCCTGGGTCATGCTGCCTGTTACCTCGAGTTTGAACACATCCAGGTCAATCTCGCGAAGAATCTGGTTCTCCGCCATGGTGATGAACGTGTTGATCACCGGCTCAGTGAACACGTTGCTGTTCACCTCGGTGTAGTTTCGAATGTTGGTGACAAGTTCGTCGTAGGTCATGTGATACTCACAGTCACTGAGCCGACAACGCCTTGCGCGATAAGCGCCTGGTCCTGCACATACGGTTGCATGTTAGTGCCACCTTGCACGCTGCCGTAACTTTGAAAAGCTGTAAAGCCTGGTGCGCCCACATAGACGGACACAGGCTCGATGCGGTCGGGACGCGGATCGCGCAGCGCAATGGCGTCCCCTCTGTAGCGAAGCGGCTCGAGTTGCGGCTCTTTCGGCTCGTAATCGTCCGGACACACCATAAATCCGCGCCAATTCTTGCGCAGGGTGTTGTACTTGTACCGCTGTCCGCAGTAGTCGCACAGTCCGTAGGAATAAATGCCGGTCGCAAAAGCCATGTCATACCCCTAGGTCCGGTACGAACTGCACGCTTGCGGTGTCTCGATCCTCTAGGGCAGCGCGCTGGAAGTCTTCCTCGTAGATCGCCTTGAGCGCTCCAGCGCGGTCAGCAGCGAACTTGAGCGCCAGGTAGTACGCCAGCCCTGATGTCAAACAAGGCAAAAAGCGGAAGTTGACATCAGCATCGTTCGTGTACGCGCCTGCGTCCTGGATGCGACGGATGCGGTAGTACACAAAGGTGTAGTCCTGATCCGCTGCGGGATAGAAAAACACCTTGGGAATATTTGTACGCTGAACGTAAAACTGCGCAGGGCGCGCCTGCGTAGTCTTGTCGGGCACATTGAGCCAGTCTTCACGGCTGATTCGCTCAATGTAAACGTCGGTGTTGATACCTTGGTTGTTTTGGCGAATGATGGCCTCAAGCACGTTGACAACAGATGCGTCCAATGAGATTTCATTGATGCCTGCTGTCAGCGGGTAAGTGGCTTGCTCAATGGTCCACAGGTTCAACCCACGATTGGCCCAATCAAGGAACAGCAAGTTGAGCGAGCGACGTGCCGACGTGAGCTGATAGCCACTCGTCGGCCGCATGCCGCAGCGCTCAAATGCCTCTTCGATTAAGTCATCAATCGACAGGTTAAATGTGGTTGTGCCCGAGGTGGCCATTTAGCACATGCCGCCTTTTTTGTAGCCCTTGGCCATCATGCCACCGCCCATTTTGCCGATGGGCTTGCCCATGGCCATGCGCTTGTGCTCATTGATGCCGCCTTTGTTGGCCATACCACCTTTTTTCATCATCACGGGACCAGTACTTTTACTGGTCTCGGACAACATCTTGTTTTTGGGGCCGCTTTCAACAGCACCGCCGCCACGAGTGGCGCAACCCATACCTTTTCCAGCCATGATTAAGCTCCTTTTTTCATTGCGCGGCCCTTGACATCGGCCGTTTTACGAGAAACGGCACGACCCATTTTGTCCGATGCGGACTTCATGGCCATACCACCTTTTTTCATCTTGCCAACGCCGTCAGCCGCAAAAGAAGGCACTGATTTGCCGCCTTTTTTGACCATTTTCATTGCTGCTTTCATGTCTTCATCCTTTTCTCATGTCATCGAGCTTTTGCTCAATTCGATTGAACCTCTGATCCATGTGAAGAACAAGTTTTTCAACCCGGTCATCCACTTCCTTTCGGGTGATATGGTCCCTGGCAACCTCTTCGCGAGTGCGGTTCAACAGAATGCTGATCCGGCCGAGCTCATCGAATTTGCTCTTGAGCAAAAACCCCATGAGGCCCACAATCGCTGTGAGAACTATGTTCCATACCATCATTTCCACGACTAACACCTCCAGCGCTTTCGCGCCTGGCGAAGCCTGCTATTTGGGTCCTTGGCAGCCTCAGGAAAATCCTTCATCTGGCCCTCGGACCGCGCACAATACGATGCTCTACGCTTTGCTTCTGCAGCCGACGGTGTCTTGGTAGTCACCGCCGTCTTCAGTTTGCTTCCAGGGTTGGCCTTGCGAAACGCTGCCACGCCCTTTTTGGTCATGCCGGCACCTTCCTTGGTGGCGCGGAAGTTCCCGCTCTTCACCGAGGTTTTGATGCCCATGCCTTTAGAAGCCATTACGCAGGTGCTCCGCCTTCGTACAGTAAAGTGACGCTTGTCACTTCAGCCGAACCAAAGGTGATGTAAATGCCGTCCTCGAACAAGATGCCCATGTCTGGGATCATCAAGTCCTGTGAACCTGCTGAAGCAGGGGTCAGCAGCGACAAACGGGCAGTGCCGCTGCTGCCGCCATCCTTGAGGACGACAGAAGAGGCGGTAGCGGTGTTTGTGAAGTAGACCCCCAGCAGACGCGTGCGGCCAGAGACAGCCGCCGCAGACGACGTCTTCTGTACCGACTTGATATTGCTGGCGCTCATGTTGGCCTCCTATTAGACCAAGTCGCGAGCTTGCAGGTATGTCACAGTGACAGTTGCCGCACCAGCTGCGCCGTTGCCGTTCTGAGCGGTGAAGTCAGCAAGAACCTGAATGTCGGTAGTGCCAACATCAGTTGCCACGCTGGTGGTCAAAGTGCCGCGAGTGGTACCCGCCGTCTTGACGGAAGTAGCGGGCAAGAAGGCAGTAGCAGTACCAGAGGTACCAACTGCAACAGTGGCAGTACCGGTGTCGTCGTTGGCAGTGGTGACGTTCAAAATCACGTCAACGATCTGTGAGCCAGCAGGGATGGTGGCAACAACCTGGTCAGCAGCAGTAGCGCCGATGATGTCGATCACGGCAGACTGTGCCATCAGCACAAAACCAGTGTTCTTGACGTTAGTGCCGACAGTCGTGCCGGTAGTTTCTTTGATGGTGCCCGCTTTAACTGGGCCGGAAAAGGTGGTCGAAGCCATTTTTGATCCTTACATGCAAGTTGGGGCGCATCTATCTGCATGTCGTCAGCCGGGACTGTCAGATGCACCGAGAAACCCCGGAATGGGTCCAATATACCCTATTTCTAAAAAAAGAAAAAGGGGCCGAAGCCCCTTTTTTCTCGGCCGGGAACCCCCAACCCTTTTCGCTTAGGCTGCGCCTGGCGAACCGAACAAGCCGCGTGGGTCGCTGAAGCCGAAGCTGTAGCGTTCACGAGCCTTGTAGCGGACGTTGCCGGTGTCGAAGTCGCCTTCGAAACCAGTCTTCAAGGACACGCGCTCAAACATCTTCATGCCGTTAGGAGCGTCGGTTTTGATAAACCAAGCATCGGGATCGGTCAAGAAGTGGTTGATGGTGTAACCCTGAGGCACCATGCCCATGTTGCGGACAGCGTTGATGTCGTTGTCAGCAGTGCCAACACGCAGAGTGGACTTCAGGATACGGTCGCCCGTGAACTGGAGTTCTTTCGGCAGAATCAGCTTCAAACCTTGAACGGCGATCTTCAAGCCGCGTTCATCAGTGAACGCTGCGATGTCGATCAGAGCTTGTTCCAAGGATGTCTCGGACAAGTCAGCGGCCGTGGCCAAGGTGTTGGACAGGTTAGGACCTGACAGAGTGGGGTGGTTGGTTGCGCACAAAGCAACGCCGTCGCCACCGATAGAGGTGGTGAAAGCGCCGTTGAGCACAGCCGCAGCCTTGATCTGCTTGGTCTGGGCCATAGAACGGGCCAAAGCCTTGGTGTAGCGGGCAGACAAGCGGTCGTAGAGGTTATCTTCAACAGCTTCTTCTGTCAGCGAGAACGCCAAAGCGATAGTCTCGTGGGTGTAGCGAGCAGTGTAGACCTCTTGAGCTTGGTCGTATGAAACGCCCGCGCCCTCGGTCTTCACAGGAGCTTCGCCGAAGCCCGATTCCATTACTTCCTCTTCAAACGCACGGTCAGAAGATTCGACGGAGTAGATTTGGGTGTGCTCATTCTCGTAGTTTTTGTACTCGAGGCCGAACAGAGCATTGAGACCAGGCTCAAGCTCTTTCACCAGTTGTGCACGTGAAATTGCCATGATTGATCTCCTTAGGTGCTAAAGCCCGGCGTGCCAGTGCTGCCGTACATGTGCTCGTTAATTTTCACAACGAGAATGGCGTATTGGCCCATCTCATTGCCCGGTACATTCCACAAGCCTACTGCCTTCAAGTTGGTAGCAGCGGTTTCGGTGAAAGTGCCACTCATGCTCATATTGGACACACCAGTGGTGGTGCTACCAGTAGTAGATGCAGTGATTTCAGCGTTCAAGCCGATGCTTGCTTGAGTAGGAGTGCCTGCGTTCTGGATGAGGAACAACTGGCTGGGATCGTCGATCACGTCAGCCACGATCTGGCCGGCAGTGATGTTGACAGAACCAGGGTAGTAGTTCTTCCAGGTAGGTTTACCTGTGGTGGGGTCGATGTACTGACACCCGTTGAACACACCAACCGCACAAGTGTGGTCAGTATTGTTGAATTTAACCAGGTAGCCATTGTCGATGGTCACTAGGTCGCCTTGAAAAATTGCCCCGGACTGGTTATCAGCAATCAAGTAACCGTACTGTTTCTGTGAACCAGTAGCAGACAAGTTGCCGAGAGGACGCAGACCAAAGGGCTTATTTACGTTTGCCATTTGATGTTTCCTTCAAAAAGTGGAATTTGTCAGCCCTTGTTAGAGCCGCCAAAGGATACGCGGGACTGACGTGTGGGTCGCTGAATGGTCATGCTGTTGTGAGCATTCGCTTTCATCAACTCATTGTCGGCAGCCTGCAATTGGTCGTTTGCTCGACTTTGGTAATACGCGTTGCGTTCTTCCAGTGTCTCTGTCGGGATGCGAGCGAGAAGTAAACCTCCCACGCTGATAACACCAGCATGTCGGCCATCTTCAATTGTTGGGACGTGATAGTCGGGGTACTCGTCCCCACGAACCAGCTCATACCCCTCGCGGAGCTTTCCAGAGATGTTCGTGCGGTCGTCCATACCACCGGCTTCAGCCCGAATCCAACGGTGCTTAAATCCAGGAGGTGGAGGTGGCGCATCAAGTCGTGAAGGGGGAGCCCAAGGTTTACGTCGCGCATCTTTCTCACGAGATTCGGCCCCGCGAGCGCTGCGATTGAGTGTAGGTACTTTAACGTCTGACATGGTCTTACTCCTTTACGTACTTGGCATATTCCTCAAGAGGAACACCCAGCTTTTTGGCAATTGCAACTTGACTTGGAGTCAACTTGACAGTGCGGCGTGCGTTGTTGATACCCGATGATCGGGATGCAGGAGCCACCGTTTGCACGGGTCGGGCGGCCCTGTTAGTTTGCGCTTGCTGACCGCCACCCAATTTCTGGGGGAAGGTCTGCTTTAAGCGATTGTCTAGCTCATCATAATACTCATTGCTGTTCGGGTCAAATCCCTCGCTCTGAATTAACTGGCGGTGGATTCCCCATGCTGCATGAGTCATGGCAGTGTCGCGGCCGTACCAGGGATTGCGCTCGGCCCAGTCCTCGACGCGTGGGTCGACTTCCTGCTGAACTTGTACCTGGGGTTGCTGGGCTGCTTGCTGTGCGGCGAGCTGTTGTTGCTGGGCCCACTGCTGGGCTTGTTGTTCACGCTGCTGGGTAGCAGCAGCAATCTGGTTCTGCTCCATAGTGAGCGAAGTCAGGCGCTGTTGGGCTTCCGTTTCGGTGTCAATGTCACCTTCTTCACGGGCCTTGCGGATGATCTGCTTGAGAGCAACCACTTGCGTTTGAACACGGCCGGTGGCCTCGCCCAGGCGCTCGCTGTCCACAGTCATAAACTGTTGCTCGAGCTGCGTAGCACGGGCCTGGACGCTCTTGGCGTACTCCAGGGCTGCCTGCTCACGGCGCTGGGTCTCGCGCAGGCGCGCGGTCAGCTTATCAATGCGTTTCTTGACGCCTTCGCTGTACTGGTCAAGCTCTCCCGCTTCGCTGGTCTGCTGCGAAGGGGTCTCGACCCGAGGCGCTTGTGGCTTGTCCAGCACTTCAGCAGCGCCGTCCTCACCAATTGCGACGGTGGCCGGACTTTCGTCCTCACCTATCTTAAATTCAAGTTGCTCATTCATGTCATTGCTCCTTTACATGTGCAGAATGTCTTCAGGACTGTTTACGACAGCCAAAACTTCGTCGTCGTTCAACAAACGAATCTCACCACCGTCGATTGGGATGCGAGCACCCGCATATCGTCCGAAGATGATCCAGTCACCTTCCTTGCACCATGGTCCGGCCGGGAATTTACTCTGGTCGGCATAGGCAAGGTCGCCTACTTTCAAGACATAGCCACAGGTAGTACCGAGCTGGGTCTTGCGCTGCGTTTCTTCGGCCAGGACGATACCGCCCTTGGTCTTTTCCGCGCCGCGATAGGGGAGGATGGCAATGCGCCAACCACTAGGTTTTGGGATGGTGTCGACAACCGCTTGGTCGAGCTTCTCGGGGTCAAACCCGAGCTCGGTATAGGCGTCTTCGAGGGCGGGCTGCTTGTTAGCTGCCTCCTCGGCCCATTTACGCTCCAAGGCGGTCATGTTGATTTCAGGTATCACTGCTTCGGCTTCCATGGTCTTCCTTTCACTTGAGAAAATCGTCGGTGTCGTCCGTTACTTTTTTGAGTAACTCTTTCACGGAGTCTTCAACCATTCTCAAACCCTCAAGGCGACCCATCATGAAGCGATACCGCTCCATGTCTGTGATGGTTCCGTTCAGGACAATCTGTTTTGATTGGTCCTGGAGTTTCCTGATTTCTTTCAGAACTGCTTCTGCAAATTCAAGCATGGTGATTCCATGAAAAGCAGACGGCACAAGGCCCCGTCTGGTAGCACTCACTCACGAATTAGTATATCTTAACTGGACGGTTGCCGTCTTTCTTTTTTACTACCATGAACGGACCTTGAACTCCCTTCGGAGTCTTCACGTCACCGCCCTTGGCCATCTTGGTCTTTCCTGCCTTGCTGTATGCAACGGCGACGGCTTGTTTCACGGCAGCAGCCTTGCTCTTTGGCTTGCTGGTACCGATCATTCCGTCCTTCTTGTAGTCACGAACGATCTCTCCAATGTTGGAGCTGATCGTCTTCTTGCTGGAACCTTTTTTAAGCGGCATATTGGCCTCCTGGTTGTTGGGGTTGATTGACCTTGGCTTGCTGCAACTGCAATTTCTGCAGGTTGATCTGGTTGGTCTGCTGTGCCTTCTGCTCGTCCAGGGCCAAACGCTTCTGGTCGATGCCAATGCGGGCCTGGTCAGCCTGTGCACGCTGGGCAATCTCCTTCTCCTTGATCTCCACCAGGGGATCAGGGCCGTCGCCACCAGCAAACTTGTCCTGCATGTCGCGCACTTCCTTCATGCCCATGGCAATACCGATGGCGATCATGCCTTCCTTCTGGATGGCAGAGACCAGGTGGTCTGGATCGGTGCCGTACTGCTTGAACAGCTCGGCTTCCACGTCCTCTTCGGCACGCAGGCGGATGTGATCCAAGATGTGCTTCTGCAACTCGGCGGCAGACATCGGATTGGCCTGCAAAATGGGCGACATACCCATCATCAAGTGCGTTGCAATGTGCGCATCGTGCTGCTGGCCTGCAAAGGCCTTCAACTTCATGCCGTTGAGCACGTCGCTGTTCTCGGATGCAGGGTCGCGAGGCATGTTGGTGTTCTGTGGCAACAGTACGCCGTCGATGTCACGAATATTCAAGGCCGCATACATGCGGTAGTAGGCCTCGTACATGTTGTGCATGTTCGGGGCGCTCTGAGCGAGCTGCAACTGCATCTGTGCAAGCTGAATACGCTGTGCAGAGCTGAAGATGTTGGGGTCAGCCACTGGCTGCACCGACACCATGGTGTCAAAGTCCGCTTTCTTGATCTTGCGGCTGGCTCCTGGCACGTCGTATGGGTACTCGTCGGGCATGTACTGGCCAAAGCCTTCAAACAGCAAGCGGAACTCAAGCGTTTGTGCATAGTGCAGGCGCTTGTGGATGCTGGACATGACCATAGAGCCGCGTTCCAGCAGCGCCAGGGTCGTTCCGACCTGTGCGTACTGGTTACCGTCGCCAACTTGCATGTCGGCG